GTCCATGTGCTAGTATAGATAGCAGGTTGTTGGCTTATTTCGATAACCTGCTGCGCCCGTATTGTGCTGCTGCCAACTACGCTTGTAGCAGCCACAACTTCAGACTCCGGTGCTAGGTCAATACTTGTGCCGCCAAAAATTGTGCGTGCGCCTACTGTGTCAAAAATTACCCGGTATGACCCGGCCGCTAACTTAGTAACTACTACAGTTGAGCCAAATGCGCCTGTATTGCTGTTTAGCGCATTTAGTGCATCCTGCACCGCTTGGCCAGATGCATTGTATGCAATTGGTGCTGTTGTTTCAGTTGCGGCCGTCAGCGTAAATGTGCCAGATGTTGGTGCTGCGCCCTTAGCTGATACTGCAACAGCCAAGCTGACGCTACTATCGCCACTGCGCAAATCAAAGCCACCATTTGAATTAACTAATGACAACTCTACATCTAAGGTTTCGCCCTCTACAATTTGTGGCAGCCGCACTACTTGAGTAGGCCGGTTTTTATTAGCAACCACATTGGCTGTTAAATCCTTTAAATCTGTATTTATAAAAATCTCAGTTGCCATATATATTGTTTAATGTGTTTTTGTCGTTTTGGCAATAGGTTGAATTTAGTAAAAATTATACAACTGCCCGGTGTTTGTATTGATTTAAAAATTTCTACGTCTTAAATTTTATTTTGTTCAAATATTCTTTTCTTTTTTTGCATTTACCACACTGCTGTATATTTGTGCCTGCAACTTTATCAATGGCCTTAGCAATTGGCTGCGCTATTGTTTCAACTAAATCACCTAAACCTTTATTTTGTTTATCATGGACATCATAAATGTCGCTAGGTATAGTTGCTTTAGTTTTATGTGGCAAAATTATGCCTTCTTTGTGTTTATTATTTGCCATATTATTCCGCGCATTCCATTGGGCTAGTTTTAACAACATAGCTTTCTTTAATTCTATATTGTTTTCCGCTTTGTTCTGTTAAGTTAGTAGTTGGTGTAATTACTTCGCCATCAGTATCCCATTCTTCAGTAGTAGGATCATAAAAAGTATCTGGATATGAATATATGCTCGTGCTAAAATCTTGTGTTTTAAAATCTGAAGCAGGAACATTGAGCGATCCACCAACAACTTTAAAAATGTCATCAGCAGTAAATCCTGAAATTTGTATTGGTGTATCCTCTTGCCAGTTTGCTTCTGCGCTCGGTGCTTCTCCTGCGCCATAATTTGCTAAGTAATCCCTATACTGCAGACGCAAATATGCCGTATAAGTTTCATCTACTCTTAAATTTTTAAATATGTAAGCATATTTTACATTCGTTTCGGTAGCTGTCCCGCTTATGCCTAAAGTGCTTGCGCCACATGGCACAAAACTAATTTGGGCTGATCCTTCAACTGGATCAGTATTTGGGATCGTGCATAATGTTACGCAACCGCCTCCATATTCCTGTGTGACACTACTATCGTCTACATCTATGCATGGAGCAAATTGAAATTCAAAATCTGGTTCTTCACTTGGATCGCAAGACTCTGCATAGCTCCAGTTATCAACAAACACCGCTGGATAACTTGTGCAAAAATTACTGCCGCCCTCCCATTCATCTGATGTAGCATCAGCATTAATTATTGATACTTCGTAAAATTTTGTTCCATCAGGATTTTCGGCAGACACTTCACAAGTTGTTACATCATCAGCAGTCACAGATGCTTGGCCTGTATAACTAGTGTTAATAGTTGGTGTATTATCATCGCAACTGGCTGTTTCTGTTTTTGTTAAATCTGTAGTTATCTCAAGTGTAAGATATTGCTGCCAAAATTCCGACAATTCTGCATCATATCCAGTAGTTGTTCGACTGTTGTAATATCTATTATTTGAAGGATTAGCAATGCCAGATATTCTTTTTGTTTCTGATGTGCTTTTATAAACTGGTTCAGCCACGGGGCATGGGCAGATAGATTTAAAATTTTGATTCTGGCCACCTGTAAACCACGTTGGCACATTGCAACAAAACCTATAAAAATAATTTTCCTCAGTCATCAAATTTAATTAATAAAGTCACTTCTTCTTCTTCGCCATCTATGCACATATTAACTAATGTTTCAGTATAACCATCTGGTATGCCACCACCACCAGTATCGCCACCAGTATATGAATTATCTGTAATACCGCCTGTTGTAACGAGCGAGGATTGTATTTGGCCAAATGTAAATTCTGGAGCTTCGCCATTTGCGCCTTCGCGCACCGACATGTTAATAATTGAATTAAGGGCTTCAATAACTTCATTTAATTTTTTGTTTTTGGCCAAAGAACCATTTTTTGCATATTCTATACTCATAATGCTTTTATTTTTACATCAGCTTTTTGAATGATGTTTCCTGCATATTTAGTAACCTCACTTGAAATAGTTAAATAACCAGTTTCTTCGTCATCATCAATCAATGCTTGATATTCAGTAGAAGTTGGCACAGTTCCAGAAGTTAATGTTAAAGAGCTTGGTTTAAATACGTCTGTTAATGTTACGTCATTAAAATTGTCTGGCATTGAATAAGAATAAGTTGTAAAACTTCCTGCTGATAAATTTAATGGTTTACGAACCGAATGTGGTGCAACAGTAATTGAACCACTTACAAATGTTCCTAAACTTGCCAAACCTGCAACAACAACTTGTGAAGAACCTGTGCCGGCTAATGCAATGTAATCACCACCGCTTGTTAAAGTAACGCCTGAGCTATCCTCCGTTGTTAATTGAATTGAAACAGTATCGCCAATTACTGCCGCTGTTGATGCAGTCACAGTATCGTTTCCACTAATTCCTGTAATTGTGCTAGTAGTGCCACCTGATGAGTTTGCCATGCCCGGATAAGTGTAAGCTGTTGTGCCTGTCAAAATGTTGCTTCTAGTTGCCGGAATGGTTGCAAATCTCCTGTCGAATCTAACTAATCCACCATCTAATTTTTGTCTGTTAAAATCTCCAACGTGAAAAGCTGAAGCATTAGCATAGCCTGTTGCCAAACCAGTAAAACCTGCACTTTCACCTAATGGAGTATCCAAACCAATTGGGGAGTAATTTACGTCATTAACAACGCAAATAATGTGATAAATTTTGGCTGTTACATCGCCTTCATGTGTAAATGGATATTCTATATAAGTTCCTGCATCAACTCTTGCAGTTTGAAAACCATTTGTAATTGATTCGTATGGTAATGACATAATTTTTTATGGATTTTTTTGAATTTCTAATAAAATTTCCTTTGTGTTTGCAGCTGTTTTTACAGCTGTTTCAATTAACCGCGCTGATTCTGCTGTTGATGTGTCACTTGCTTCTACACCACTTGGTGTAGTTACAGGTTTGCTTGTATCGTCTACACCTTGGCTTATGTTTTTGCCAACTTCAATTGTGCGCTGATCCATGCGCTGATCTAAATCTAACGCTGATTGATCAACATCCAAGATTGCAGGCACTTCAACTTGTGGCACTTCCGGCGTTTCAACATCCAAGATTGCAGGCACTTCTGCTTCTGGAACGTCTGGTGTTTCAACGTCTAAAGTTGCAGGCACTTCTATTTCTGGAACGTCTGGTGTTTCAACGTCTAAAGTTGCAGGCACTTCTGCTTTTTTTGTGTCTATGCCGGCATGTTTTTCTCGTAGTGTCATACGATAATCTAAATCCTGCTGCCGTTGCCTTTCTTGCGCACCAATTTCGGCTGATCGTTCTTTGCGCTCACGCTTTCTGCGCTCTTGTGCTAGTTTTCTTTGCTTTGTTTCTTCAGCCCTTCTTTCACGATCTGTAATAAACCCAGATTGGTTTGTGTCAGCACCAGATTCGGCAGCTTGCAATTGTTTAGCTAGTTTAACTGCTTCAGCGCGACTTAAATTAGTAGAATCTAAAATATCTTGCGTGCGTTCTTCTAAATCCAATTGCATCTTAGCTGCATGCGTTGCCGCGTCATCCTGCGCAGCTTCAGCACGCATTAACTTTAGCTTTCTTTCACTCAATGCATCTTGCCTGCGCTTTTCTTCTGCTTCCTCTTTTAAGCGTATTTTTCTTAATTCATCTTGTTCCGCTTTGCGTTCTGCTGCTGCAGCTTCGCGTGCCGCTTTTTCTTTTGCTCTTAATTTTTTATCTGCAGCCGCCTTTTCTTCACGCGCTTTTTTTTCAGCTTTTTGTTTTTTTTCTATAGCATCTAACTCTTTACGCCTAGCTATTGCATCGGCAATGGCTTCTTTTTCGTCTGCCTTTGCCTTATCTTCAGCTTCTTTTTTTAACAATGCAGCACGCTCTTCAATTAATTTATTTTGCCTCCTTTCAACTGCTGTTGATTTTCTACGGCCGTTATTTTTGCTAATTGCTCCTTCAGCTTCTAATTCTGCTCTAGCTAGTGTTTTAAATGCATCCACAGCAGGCATTACTAAACCAATAATGTTACCAGCCAACACTGTAACTTTTTGCATAAATCTATCGATGTTATCTTGTGCCTGCACCAACGCTTCAATAACTTCTTCTTCCATAACACGGCCTGCGGCTGCTGCGCCATCGCCTAGCGTTCTAAATGCTTCGCCACCATTTTGTAGTAATGGTATTAGCATTGTTGCATCCGATGCTATTGCTTCCATGTAAAACACCATGTCTTGGTGTGGTATGTTAGCTTTTTGCAAATAATTAAAATACTTTTGCAATGAATCTGCGCCATTAAGGCCAATAAATTCTTCTTTAGTTGCGCCAACGGCCGGTGCTATTTGCTCAAAAAAATCAACCATTGCACCGCTATTAGCCTGCATAAAGTCACCCATTTTGTCGGATGTATCTTTAAAAATGTCAGCTAGTTTGCTTTGGTCTATGTTTACAGTTTTGGCTGCATCAGCATATTTTTGAAATTCAACAACGCCTAAACCAGATACTTGCGCCAAAGTTTTAATTTCTTTTGCAGTAGTTAATGCGCTACGGCCAAAATTAATCATCGCACCGGCTGCACCGGCCGCGCCTAAAACTGGCAATAAACTACCCTTTAAAGTGCTTGCAAACGTGCTAACGGATTTTTTAGATGCTGCTATACCGCGCCTAAAGCCGCTAGAATCTAAATTTAATTTGCCTTTTAATTCAGCTTTCTGTGCCATTGTTTAGTTCTTTTATAATTTCTTTTTTAATTGTTTTAATAATTTCTGGTTCAGCCAATTTATAATTTGGTATAGTTGCGATCCTAATTGCTTTTTGTAACTGAAAAACTCTATTTAATGGCCATGTTAAAACATTTGTTGGATTCTGTCCATAGCGTGCTGCCACCTCGTCGATTGCGCTAACAATGCCACTAACTGCATCTATTTTATTGCTGCGGCTAAAGCTGTTGCTTTGTTGGCTTATATTTTTTGGCAACTCTTGAAATGCCTCACTTACATGCTTGTAAACAACTTTTAAATAATGGCCGGGTTTTGACTTACCAAATATGTAACCAATATTTTTTTTTGCTTTGTTACTTCGCCAACTAGATTTTGAAGTGTATTTTTCTGAGTTTCGCCATAGGTATTGCATTACATCTTCATCTGTAGGTATGCCACCGCATACAAATTTATTCTGTATTATTTGCAAATCAACCCATGCTTTGCCAGTAAGCGGCAAAAGCAAAATTTTGTTATTTTTATTTTTGTTTGATATAGATGACCAAGCAAGCAACCTGTTTTCTAAAATTTTATTTTTAGCAAATTCTAAATCTTCTGCTAGTTGGTCTATCATTATAAAAAAAGCCTTGCCCACCAATTGGGCAGACAAGGCTATAGTTAATAAATTTAATTACAAAAATTAAATGGTTTTATTTGTTTTTTTTTCTTCAGCTTTTACCGCATGACCACTTTTTAACCAAGGCTCACTAAACATTTTGTGAACGTTTACTGTAGTGCCTGCTTTTGTAAGCACGTTGTTAATTAATTTATCTACTTTTAATGTAATTTTCATATATAGTAGTATAGAAAAATTATGTTGTTGGTGGTGTTACAACTGCAACAATGTCAAATGTGTCAAACGCGTCTTTGTCACGATTTACAATTGTATCTTTAACAACCAAATCGTGCGCTGTGCCTGAGCGATCATAATCATAAGTAAAGGTTGTGCCTGCTGCCGGTATGCTCGTGCTTGTATCAGCACGTTGGCAAGTAATTGTTATTTCAATTGGTTCAGCATTTTCTCTAATCATGTAATCAGATGCGTCACCAAATTGATCTGTGCGGCTAATAACTCTGCTTTGTGCCGTGTTGCCGGATACGGCCTCAACTATGTGAGTTCCATCGCACGATACTGTTTCAAAACCTTGTGGAAGGTTAGTTTCTGATGAATATGGTAATGACATAATGTTTTATATATATATTTAGTTAAGTTAGTTAAGTTAGATTAAGTTAGATTATACTGTTGGCCATGCATTTGACAACACAGAAATTTGGCCTTCATAGCTCAGTGTTGTTATGTCAAATACATCTTCTGTTTCGTTTGCTGACCCGGCAGGGCGCAAAAATTCAATTTGGTAGTGTGCTAAATAGTTTTCTAGTGCTGATCCTTTAGCTTTAAGCATGCTAACCCATGTGCGCAGCAATGCAACAATCTCCTGCTGCCTTGCTCTGACGTTTTCGGTTCGGCTGCCTTCTTCATTGTGCCGCCTAGTTTGCACTACAAATTTTAACTCAAATTCATATTGATCGTAAACCTCTGTAGTAGCACCACCCGGTGCAAGATTGTAATGGCCTGTTACTGCCCCTAAATCCATTGTAACGCCAATATAGTCATCTGGCAGCGTTTCAACGTCATGCTGCATACGCACCTCTAGCATTTGGTCTGCTAACCAATCCTTAAAAGCAGCTTCTACGTTGCCTTCAAAGTTAAACAACTCAGTATAAGATGATGCAGGCATGGTTTGTTTCTATATGCAGTAATTGCTTTTGTCAATTAGCGCACTTTCCAACCGGTTTTCTTGGCTGCATCTTTAAACAGAAATTTTAGCCGGTTTTCCATAGCCTTTAAACGGCCTTTTTGCACAACAGCTACCATACTAGGCCTAACATGCTGCAAACCAAATGCCCGGCATTTAAATACGGCCGTCCAACTGCCCTCTAACTTAACGCATTTTGCGCTTCCATGCGCTTTTCCCATCTGTTTAGCAATCCATGCCGGTATGGCATATTTAATGTTTAACATTTTAACTGCAGTAGCTAATGCACCTTTAGCAGTGCCAACATCTGCCTTTTCAAGTGCATAGTATTTTTTAAATAGTTTTTCGCTAACCCACATTTGCTCAAAACCTTTTAGCGATCTAGGCCGGCCAGTGCGGAAATTTCTATGCTTGTTGTGGAAGTTTTTCATTTCATCTATGCTTTTGGCTACGCCTGCGCCAATAACTTTTTTGCCTTTAAATATTTCGCCACGCTTAAATTTGCTTTCTGCCCAAGTATAAACTGCAGCATTTGGCACAAAAAATAACTTTTTTAAGTCATACATAATAGCTAACTGTCCGGCTTTATCGTCTGCCTTGCTACCCATTTTTTTACTTTTGCCTATAGGAAAAGTTTTATATGGCGGCACAAAACGGCCAATGTCGTTTACAAATGCAGCACCTTGTTCTTTAACAAACTTTTTTTCCTCAACACCAAACTTTTTAGCTAACTTGCGTATTTTGTGCTGAAATACGTCATCATCCAGTGTTATAAATTTGCCTGTAGCTATAGTGCTTTTAGCCATCTAATTTTGTTTCGTTTCGTGCCGTTATCTCTACGTTGCCGGTGCTAATGCTAATTTGAGTAATAAAAAAAGTTTCGCCTGTGGCTACACGGATAAACCTTTCTTTTTTCTTTGGCACTACATTAACATCTAGTAACGCCACTACCAGTTTAGTTTCCGGATTGTCTAGATCACCATGCTCAACCATATCCCACTCGCTAATTTGCTCATCAAATACCGCGTTTACTGTTTGGCCGTTTATCTCAACGGATTCGCCCATGATGTTTGCAGCATCATGGCATCCTATGTTTAGAAAATCGTTAAAATCGCTCATACACTTGTTTTAGTTACAAAATGGCATTTTGGCAACACACGAAAAAGACCGCCACCTACTATTGCAAATGACGGCCTAACACGTTTACAACAACACCCCTATTGTGTAATAACTTTTTTTGCTCTTTTGCGTTTTGGCTTTGGCTGCACATCTTCAGCAGTAGCTTTAATGTGCTTAAATTTGTCCATATGGCCTTTACGCATATAAACTAATTGACCGGGTTCTGTGCAATCCTTGTAGGCCTGTAGGCACTCTGTAGGGTTTTCTGAACATACTAAAACAGTAATAACGCCCTGTGGCGATCTATGTAATGTGGCAGATGGTTTAAACATAATAAATTTAGGTTAAAAAAAAGCCGCCACCTGCAATGCAAATGACGGCCTTTAAATTAGCAATTAAGCAGACTTAACGCGGATGCCATAATCTACGCCCTTAGCTACTCCGTAAAGTAGGTTGCAGTTGTAGTATAGGATGCCATCGTTGTCGTAGAATCTACGGAATTGAACGGGAAGCCCAAGGCCGGGTATAACTACGTTTTCAACTTCAATACCTGCATTTTCAGCAAGCTCAGTATCAACACTGCGGCCGGCCATGAGAAGCGCATTGCGTTGGAAAGCAAATGCAGCCAAATCATCGCTGTTATTGTCAGCAAGATCGGTTTCATAAACGTCAAACTTAGCAACACGAGGAACAATAGCTTCACGCTTTTCTTCGGTAATACCGGGAATTTCTGCGCTGTTAAGAGTTTTAACAAGTGCTGCATAATAAGCAGGATTCATGAAAACCGAACGGCCGCCTTGTGGTGCTTTTTTGTCGCTTGTAAGTGAAGCGTTAAGATCAGCAAGGATATCACGGTCAAAATCAGCAACTAGCGTTGTTTGATGTGTAGCAAAGTTACCAGAAGTGATTAGATTCCAAACGTCACCAAAAACTTTGTCTCCAAGTGCTTGCAATGCAGGCTCAATGAAAAGGTTGTTAAGGTTGATGGATGACTTGCTGCGCTCAACGTCAGTAAAACCATAAGTAAAACCATAATGGCTGTTTAGCGATACAGTTGCAGAAGTCATAGCAACATCAGCAGATGCGCTTTTGATGCCTGCGCTCATGTCAGCAGCAGTTGGTTTTGTAGGATAACGAGTTGTTACGCTTTCACCTGCGCCTTGAACGTCAGATGAAAAGTCAGTTGTTAGTGCGCTCAATGGAGCGAAAAGAGATGACAAACCTGCCAAGCTCTCTTGTGCGATTTCGGCAAGATTTGCCCCTGCGATTGTATTAGCCATAATATGTTTTATTTAGGTTATTTTAGTTTTTAAGATTCACTTGGTTTGGTGAAATTATTTTTGTATAAGATGCTTGTTATCAGCATACCACTTGTTTTTAGCATCTAAGCCTTGGCTTTTGCCAATAGCTTTATATTGATCCCAAAATGTGTCAGCATTAACCGGTGCTTCTGATTCGTTGGTTGCTTCAGCAACGGCCTCCTCAGATTGCAATGCCATAAGTTCGGCCGCAGCACTTGCAACTGCTTGCGTAGTTACTTTGCCTGCTTCGGTTAATTGCTCTGCATGATCGTTTTGCATTTGTTCAGCACTAGCTATAAACTCTTTTACAGAATTTTGCAATTCAGCAATTTCTGTGTCTTTAGCGACAACTGTATCGGTTAGCTTTTGTTTTTCTTCTAACGCTTCAAACACTTGCTCATCTAACTCATCAATTTGCTTTTCGTATTTAGTAACAACGCCTGCCACGATTTTTTCAACCGGCAGCGTTGCGCCAACTTGCTTTGCACATGCTTCTAATTCTGAAATAGATGCAGCAGCTTTAAGGCCTTGTGTAGTGCCATCAACAAACCCGGCATCAATTGCTTCATCGGCAGTAAACCATGTTTCAGCGTTCATAAGTTCTTCTAACTCCTCTTGGCTGTAATTGCTGCGGCCATATGCGTTTATAATTGCTGATTTCATTTTATCCATAAGTTCAGCATCTTTGCGTAGCTGCTCGCTATCGCCAATTGATACTGTCCAAGGATTGTGAATCATGAGCAGCGCATTATCGGCCATAATAATTTCATCACCGGCCATTGCAATAACACTGGCCATGCTTGCTGCCATGCCGTCAATGTAAACAGTAACGTTAGCAGGATGGCGTTTGATGGCGTTATAAATAACATTGCCTTCTATAATTGAGCCACCCGGTGAAGATACACGCAGGTCTATTTGCTCAACTTCGCCAAGGTTTTCAAGGTCTTGGATAAAGGTAGTTGCTTGGATGCCATAGCCTCCAATTTCGTCATATACAAAGATTTCGGCCTTAGCAGATTTAACTCCTTCGGCATCAGTTTCTTGTTCCATCGCATACCAAGTTTTGGTTTGATTTTTTGTTTCCATATTTAATTTACTCCGATTGAGTTTGTTCTGTTTCCGTTTCAGCTTGCTCAATGTCTGCTTGAGATTCTGACCCGGAGCGTAAAGTTATTGGCCGCCTGTAGCCGCCATCTTCTGTCCATGCTTGCACAACTTCATCTGCCATATCTGGCAGCCCTGCCTCGCTTCTAAATGCGGCCTCGTCACTGCGCTGTGGCGTTATTGACCCTGCTCTAACTGCTACGCCATACGAATCAAACTTAGCTTTTAATGTGACAAAATCTAAATCAGATTTCATTGCTAAGTTTTCTTCACCATTGTCATCAATGCTTTCATCCGCACCGGTTTCTTCAGTTACTAATTCAACTGGATCGCCCGGCATTGCTGTTGTGCCAAGTTCTGTTGGATTCAATCCATTTTCTTCAGCAATTTGTTTCTTTAAAACTATATTAGCCGCACGCTTGCGCACCATATCTTCATAATCAATGCCACGCGCTTCTACTATTTGATCTTCAGTCATTAGGCCTGCGCGTAAATCTGCAATGTCAGCAGCACGCATACGGCCTTCATCTACTGTAAATTGTGCCGGCTTGCTAAATCCAATTTTATACCAGTCATCTGGCAAATCATATATGCCTTGTTTAGCACGTTTACTGATTACATACATTGCTGCACGCTGCATGCCGGTTTTAAGCACTTCGCAGCGATTCATAATAGATTTGTTTATGTCAGCAGAAAAACCGCGCACGCCTGCGCCACCAACTGCGCTGCTATCTAGCATCTCCCTGCGCCATCCTAGCGCATAAAATGCAGATGATTCAACTAGCTTGGTAAAGTTTAGCCACTGATCGCTTGGCCGGTTACTTTGGTGCGCTGACAAGCTGCCACCATTTTTAATGTAACGTATTA